CGCGGGAGTCTTTAACAACGCAAGTATTGGTGCTACTCCCGCTGGACAAGGCCCAAGCTTTCCAATTGATCAAGAAGCCTGGAATGAAGCTGATCGAATTAAAATCGATGCCATTCCACGGGGAGACGTACTGAAACGTTTTCTTGAAATCCGTGGGGCGCAGAAATTAAAAGGTGCTTCCGTGCCCGTCAGTGATCCGATGGGATCAATTGGTAATCTGGGCGGCCTACAAAATGCGCAGTTCTTTAATGGTCCTCAGCTTGCTCAAGCGGCTGACTTGCCTGATCAAATTTACCAAGGTCAAGAAGCTGACTACTACCTGACACCTGTAGGCTCTGATCCTAATGAAGACAAAAGGTTATTCGAAGAGCGTTTTTACGGGAACACTGATTTACAACGTTTGTTCCCCAACTATCCGGTCAACGCACCCGAAATGAATGCAAAAGGGGTGCCCGGTTTCCACGGCAATTATGTTTCCTGATGAAAAAGAAAAAGCTTGCTAAGAAAGCCCTGGAGCACCCTGAGCTTTTTGCGCCGGCAGAACTCATGTATTTTGAACGCTGGCTGCAGTACAGGAAACAACAAAAGAAAACTGCTAAGATTGAAGAAAGTAACGAGGAAAATAGTTAATGGCTGTCGACGCTAAAGCCAGACTTGACGAAATTGTTGAGTCGTACCTCGAAAAAGACTCTGGTACGGTTGTAGATACTGGTGTTGTTGCGTCACACCTAGCGCAGATGAAGCTCTTTGGCATTCGCCAAGGGGTTGAGTTTTTTCCTGGGCAAGATAACTTTGGTGCTCAACGCAAAGACTTTATTGATCGCGTAGTCAAATACAATCAAATCGATATTCGCCTTGATTCCATCTGGGATTATTTCCTTTGTGATGGCAAGGGTATTTTCTATATCCGTCCCACAAAGCAAAACTATCGTATTTACTACTTCAGGGAGCACGAGTACCGCAGCTACTACAACGTAGATGGCGAGCTTGAGGAAGTGGTGATCATCTATAGCTACAAGGTGCGTAAGGCGGGCGGCGCTCATGACGGCATCAACGTAGCCAACGTAACAGGTTCGTCAATTACAGGTGAGCCTGGAGCCAAGCGCTATATCCGTCTTTCGATCAAGGCTAACGAGATCGAAGAGACGCACTCAGATGCTGAGATGTCATTTGAGATGCCTGCCGCAATGGCGCCAGGTCGCTCTAAGTCTTTTAAAAACTCTCTCGGTTTCATTCCTTGCGTTGAAATCTTCAACAACCCCAAGGGTTTTTCTAAAGAAGGCGTTGGTGAGTTCGATGCTTTAGCCAATCACATCGTCACGCACGATGACTTGGTGCGCACCATGCGTAAGAACGTTCAGTTCTTTGGTAACCCAACACTCCTTTCGTCTCGTCCCAAAACAGACCTGATGGAATCAGGTGGCGACTCTGTTGTACAGCGTCCTTCCATTGCTGCAAACTCTGGCTTTGCTGGAGCTAGCCCCCTGAGTCGGTCTACTTTTAAGTCTGATCCGATCTCCCGTGGCGTTGATGGTCAGATCCGTGTCCCACGCGTGATTGCAAACCTGGAACCAAACGACCGTGTGGGCTACATTGTTCCAGATGCCATCACTGGGGATCAAAACAATTTTGCTCGCCAGTATCGCGAAGAAATTCGTACTGCTCTTGGCGGCGTAGATGAACTCTCTATTTCTGCAGGCGTAACCGCAACCGAATACAAGTCCTTGTTTGGTCGTGTGTCTGCCACATCCAAGAAAAAAGCAACTGCTATTTACACCTATGGTGTCTGCCGTTGTCTTGAACTAATTATTTATCAAGAAGAACAGCTGTTCCGCATGTCGTTAGCGGCTGCTCTTGGCATTGAACGTCCGGTGGAACCACCCGCTGGTGCAACCAAAGAAGAAAGAGACGGCTACACACAGGCTGCAGAACAATTTGAAGCCCTGGTACAAGAAGCAATCAACGCTTCCATCCAAGCCCAAACTGTTCCTCCTGGTGTAACGGGCCTCATTCCAGATGGTGATGTCACTATGCTGTGGAGGTGGACAGGACCTGTTTACGAGGATTCCACGCAAGACGTACTTAACAACTCAATTGTGGTACGCAACTTGCAAGAATTAGGTGTTGATAGCATTGAAGCACTGAAATACCTCTTCCCGTCTAAGACGGATGAGGAACGGGCCGAGATGTTATCTGGGTTTCCGTTCAGGATGGTGAGTGAACTACAGGGTGCTTTTGCCCAATTCTCTCGCCTGGTGGGCGGCCTGATGCAGACCCCTCACCCGCAGTCGCCAAACCTTCCGATGGCTGCCGATCCCAGGTTGGATTTAACTCCATATCTGTATCGAACTTTAGAAGCATTACAAAAGGAGATGAGTTATGCAGGACGCTACCGTCCAATCGATCCCACAGACGAGCCCGACTCCGGCAGTAGCGCCGAGCAGTTACGTGACTCCGTCTTACCAGCCGAGCCAAGCCCCGGTCTCGTACCAAGCAGCCCCGGTGAACTACCAGGTGGCAGCACCTCAGGCGGCCCCGGTTTACCAACCCTCAGCCCCTACTCAGTACGCCCCCCAATCCCAACCGGCGGAAGTACAGGGGAACCCATGGGAATCGGCGTTCAACAAAGTAGTGAATCTACTGAGCGCACCAGTTCAATCCCCGTTCCAGGGTCAACCATCAGCTCCGACGACGAGCTACGGCCAAGCCAACTACGGTTCGGTGAGCAGCCAAGCTACGCAACAATCGGCTCCGCAGACTTGGTCAACCAACCAGGCTTACTCGCCCAGCTCTTCCCCAACCTCCTCGGAGGGTCTGAGCCTGGAAAGCCAGCAAGTAATCGCAGCGTTCGGAAGCGAAGCTCCCGCAATTCTAAATAATTACGCCCTTCAGCTCGAAGGCCTGCTGGATAGCGCTGTTGCCTGGGGCCAGGAAATGACCGGTACTCTTCAAGAGTATGCTGAGTTTGCTACCCAGTCTCACACCGAGAATCTTGCTTATAACGAGATTCTGACTAACCCTGATGTGCTGAGCGATTACACCATTCGCTTCTTTGGTCCTGAAGGTCCATATCCTGTTCACGAAGGTGAGCAAGATCTGGAAGCTTACGGTTACCCAACCGAGCAGGTTGATCCGTATGCTTATGGCGAGTTCCCTGCTCCTCCTGCTGCAGCTGCTCCTCAGCAACCCACCAACTTCTGGGGCACCTTCAACGACATGATGGCGCGTGATCCCCAGAATGCCTGGCGCGTTCTGAACCAAGCTCAGCCTGGCACCGTGTCTAACAAACTCTTTGTGATGGAGTGAGGCGGTGCTAAACCTTGCTGGTAAATATGCAAATATCGTCAGCAAGCGTCCTATTGCTTCGGCTATTGCCGGCGGTCTTGGTGCCGCCGGTTTAGCCACTGCAGGAAATATCCTGTCAGGCGAAGCCGAACAAGAGGGTGCTGCACGTACTGGATTAGAAGCTCTTGGAGCAGGTGCCTTGGGTGCTATTGCTGGCGCTCAAATTCCTGCACTTCGTGGACGTGCCGGTAAGTTTTACCGAGACATCGGGAACGTTAGCCTGGAAAACCCAGGGGCGCAAGCTCGTAAAGCAAAAATGTCTCCGCAAGAAGTTCAACAAGCTGAATTCATGCGTGACATCTTAAACGAAACTGTGCGCACTGGTGTGCCTGCCGATCAACTTCGCAACGAATTGAAGACAAGTGTGCGCCGCATGCAAACCGGCATTAACGCTGTTACTATTCCAGGTAGCATCTTGGCCGCTGGCGCCGCTGGGGGTATGCTTGGTGGAGGTCTCGCCAATGTTGGAGCTGCGGTTGGTCTCCCAATTGACCCCGAAAGCTACGGTTCCAACAACACCGACATGGCCCGTATGGGCGTGCCGACCATGCAGTACATGTAACTAAATTACTGACTGCTAAAATTTGTGTTAGATAAGACATAATAATGTCTGACTCTTTCACCCGATAAAAACACTTCCTGCGACATTGGAGGATAGAACAAAGTGTTCATTGATAACGACTTTCCAAAGATTTTAGGTGCGGAACTTTACCGTCCCCACCCCGCTTATATTGCCGAGATGGCCGTGGAGCCCGTGGTTGTCCACGACTTCACTCGTCAGCCCGGTCAAACTGTTCAGTTAGACCGCTACAAGTTCTGGGGTACTCCTGGTACTAAGGACAGCCGTGAGCGCATTGCCGACCAAACCATCGGTACTGCCAACAGCCGTAACATCACCAAGGAAAAAGTTCTGGTGGTGCTTAAGGAATACACCGGCCCTGCGGACCCCGGCGATCCTACCCAGCCTTCGACCTTCAAGATTGCTCGGGAGACGCTGATCACCGCGCAGCGCCTGTTGCTGGATACCGGCAACCTGAACATGTTCCACCAGTCGATCGGCAGCCTGACCCTGCTGGACGACTACCGTCGTTGGCGCGACCGCGTCTTCATTGACGAACTTGCCAAAGCCGAAGCCAATGGTGAAGCTTCCAGCACCCAGGGTGGTTACTACTTCCCCGGTGGCAAGGGTAAAGCTGCCAACGGTTCGATCGCCTATACCGCTGCTGAGTACGCTGCTCAAGTGCAGCAGTTCCAGGTGCGCACCGACCTTCTGACCGTTGTTAAGGACCTGCGTAAGCGCAACGTTCCTACCTTCTCTGATGGTCTGTATCGCTGCATCTGCGATCCTACTTTCATGATGCACCTGCGTCGTGACCCAGACTTCCGTGAGATTGCTCGCTACAGCGGCAACCCCGGTCAAGGCATGTACATGGGCAACCCCATGATGCCTAACAACGCCAGCTTCTACATGGGTCCCCAAGCTGGTCAGGGCTACTTCCTGGCTGGTGAAC